TTTTTTATAAGCACCGTCAGGATTTTCCTCACGGATTTCTTTTACAGTTTTCAATTTTTGATAGAGAGAAGTATCTCCACCAAGACGAAGAGCACTGACAATAGTGTCAAGTTCTTTGTCGGTAATAGGAAGGTCCATCAGGAAAAAAATAGTTCTAGGTTTACAGTTTTCTCAACACTCCAACCAATAGCGTTGAGAATAGTTTTAAGAGGTTCGACGAAACTCTTTTCAAATTGTAAGTTGTAGTCAAGGTACTTGTCAAGTTCAAGTTCTCTTGGAAATTCTTGAATAAAGGATATTACATTTTCATGCAAAGGGTTTGGTTCCTTCAAATAACAAAACTTGATCTTCTCACCATTTTGAATGAGTGAATATTTATTAATTAACTTCTTCTCCTTTATTTGATGATTATATAATAGAGCACCACGAACATGAATAGGTGTTCCTTTGCTATAAATTCTTGTGCTATCAGCATACTTACGAACATTAGAAACAGATCTTGGAAAAGATATTTGTTCTGGTGGAAGTTTTTTAAAATCTTCTCTACACTTATCAATAAAGTTAATTACATCTTCTTCCGTACCATTCATCATCAATTTAAGACCATCCTTAATCATTGTGCGGCAGGGTGCTGGTGTTGAAGATTTAACTGCTTCAATACCCATCATCTTCAGTTTAGGTTCTTCATATCGAACACCTTCACTATCCCATACATTAAGAATGTATCGCTTCTTAGCGGTCCAGATACCACGTTCAGCGATATTCTCACGCTTCATCTGCATTTTTTGATCATATGCAGACACGTAATCAGCAAGTTCTTGATAGGAAGCATCAATAAAAGGTTCAAGTTTATCTTCACAAATTGAATTTAGAATATTTACGATAGAACTCTTATCTTCAGACTTAGCAGCAAAAAACTTATCTACAAGAGGACCCATATTCAAATAGATAGAATCAGTATCAGATGCAATAACATAGTCTACTCCATCAGTTGATAGCAGTTTATTCAAATATCCATTTACTTTATTTTCAATCCAACGAATTGATACCTGACCAGATAAAGTAATTGCTTCTGCATTAGCAAGTTTATAATATCTAAAGTACTGATTTCCAATAGCACCATAAGCACTATTAAGTTGAATCTTACGCGCCATTTGAATGTTATTGCATCTAGCAATTTCCTTCTCCAATACTTTTGTTGGAGTTTTTTCATATTGCTGTTTAGCAGCAAGCATCTTCTTCTTAAATATAGTTCTATCTTTGTAGATCTTATCCATCAATTCAGGAAGAAATCCTCTAACATCTTTCCTATACATTGACCCATTTGCACACACAGCAAAATCTTCATATCCAGAGAAGTCAATGTCTTTATTCAATATCTTATCTACCGTAGCTGAAGAATGTCTAGTATCTTGTAAGGTCTCGGGGGAGATGTTGTACTGCATAATGAGATGAGGGTACAGACTGTTAAGGTCAAAAGAAACAACCCAATCATACTTTCCAGGAATCGGTTCTTTAACATATGCCCCCGCATACTTTTCATTTTTGTCAGATTTAATCTTGGGAGGAATAACTATTCCCTTATCCTTAAGATAATTATAAATTATTGTGTCCCACATACGCACTTGGTAAAACACATCTTCATAATTGACCTTAGCGTCATACGCAAGAGTCAATGCAAGTTCAATCAGTTTCATCTTGTCTTCCATACGGTCAACAAGTTCCACGTCAATGATATTATATTCTACAAACTTCTGCCAACCATTTGTATAGAAATCCTTGAAGGTATCAAACTCAGAGTGATCAAGTTTCTTTTGTCCAAGTTCCACACTCGCAATGTAATCCAATCGATAGGATTCTTGTGCTTTATATGTAAATTTTTTATAAAGATCAAGGTAATCTAATTGAGATATCCCACCAATATCATACGATATATGCTTTCTTCCAGAAATATAAGTCTCATCTTCACTGACCAGACCCCAAGGAGAAAGTCTTTTCATCAACTTCTCACCAAGAATCCTATCAATACGTCGCACTAGATACGGAATATCATACAATTTACTATTCCACCCAGTAACAACTTCAGGAGTATTTTCAATCCACCATGCAATAAAATCATTTAATAGATCATATTCGTTGTTAAACTGCTTATAGTAATGATTGCCCTGCTTCAGTTTAAATGGTCCCTTACCCCAAGTAATAATTTCTTTTGTTGTATAATCTTGAAGAGTGATTAAAAGAACTTCTTCTGCAGCAGATTCTACATCAGGGAATCCGTTTTCAGACGCAACCTCAATATCAATTGTTGTAAGTTTAATTTTACTAATATCAAACTTAATTTCATCTTCTCTATAATTGTCAGAGATATATTGATATACATATCTCTCATTACCATAGATACTAAAATTCTCTACACCATCATACTTCTTGATAAATTCTCTACAATCACGAACACCGCCAGGTTTAATTGGTTCAACATATTCTCCAGTCAACGTCCGATAATATGTCTTCTTTTTAGAAGGAACAAAAAGAGTCGGAGAATATTTCTCTCGGATCATGAAGTTCTTACCATCTTCATATCCTCGGACGAGAAATTGATCCCCGATCATCTGGACGTTTGTGTAGAATCTCACTTAGTCAGAGTGCTGTATAGTTCTTTGATTTTAGCAGTTGGTTCAGCGATGGTCAACATTTTATCAGAATGAATCTTAAATTTGTTGTCCGAGGTAAGATCCCCCAACCAAGGTTGAAGAGTTCCGTCAGGCATAATATTGAATGGGCTTACCAAGATGCAATCAGGTTCGCCAATGTCAGCAGATGGTGCTTCTTCTAATACAGAGATCAGAGTTCCACCAGTTTGAAAAATAATGATTTTAGGTTCCATATCAGCAATCCTCACATCCATCAGTAACAATAATTGATTGACTTTGATCTTGAACTTCTTGACCCATAATATCTACAAGATACATATTATTGAGTTCTTCTACTGGATCCACAAAGGTTACCAACCAGTCTAGAGGAACTGGAAATTTATATCCTTTGCCAAGAGCAATCCAAGGACTAAGACTAATATCAAAAGAAGTCCTCCCAGTCTCTTTATTTTTTTCTGGTTTGCCCGTATCAACAATACAGGGTTTATTGAAGAAATAACCAACAACCTTATCATCTAAGGTCATTTCTTCAACGTCAGTAATGATTTGTTCTCCCGTCTTCACAACGGCTAATTTAACAGTCATAATAAGATGCTTTACTACTTACTTTAACACAAAAAATAAAAATGGGCAAGGGTTGATTCTGACCAACCCCGCCCGTGCGGTGACGATATTTGGGTATGCCCCACCAGTATTTATAATCTAAACTTAATTGTTTTTACTTAAAGATAGTCCTTACGAACATGATGTTCTGGAACTATTTTACCAAGTTCAATACTCAATAACCCATCCTCAAAAGTAACTGATCTAATTTCCGTATCATCACTGAGCGTCCATGATCTGGTGAAAGATCGTTGAGCCATTCCTCTATGGACGTAGTTTGTATCTCCCGCAGTTTCTTTTTGTCCTTCAACAAAAAGTTTTCCGTATTCTTTGTAAACATTGACTTCTTCTTTTTTGAACCCAGCAAGCGCAATTTCCAAACGTGATTCTACATTGCTAACCTGAATCAAGTTATATGGTGGATAATTGGTAGATGTTTCATGAACGTTAAAGAGACGATCAAAATACTCATCCATTCCAATACTATTGCGATTGATTCTATCCAAAAGTTGTGGAAGATCCGCAGCAGAATATCTCATGAGGTTACCCATGGTTTTAGCTCCTTTAATAAGCGAGTTTGTATTGTGTGGACCCCGAAGGCATCCTTTACTATTTATATTAAAATATAAAACCAACTAGCAGTAATTGCCGAACAATTCTACAGAACTAACCGTTCTCAAAATTATAATCAGCAATCATAGCAAATAATTGTGTTTTAAGTTTATCAAGATATACTTGCTCTTCGACTGGTCTTGCAGGAGAACCTGGCCACATTCTTATTGAATAGCAAACGTGATCATACATTGTACGAACATCTTCTATTTTTAAAAACAGTTGATAATCGTACTCGTTGTACTCAGATTCTCTTTCATTCACTATTCTGTTTGCTCTACTTTCTTTTTAGATCCAATATTATATTTTTGCTCTAAGATCCACTCAGTCTTATCTTTGTAAGATAAAACTTTAATTTGATTTAAAGGAGCAATGTCTAAAATAGATTCATCATTAACAATACTAATTAAACCCCAATCAGACAATAGTCTAGTAATTCTATTTCTTCTTTGAACATCATTAATTGTAAGATTGGCGTGCTTACCATCCAGAGCAAAGAGTTCTTTAAAATGTGTAATATAATATCTACCCTGCTTATGTAGAATATGGCAAGATTGATAGAGTTTCTTTTCCTTTCTAGAGGCAACACCAATGCGAGTTAGAGTCTCACGAACCTTCAAAAAATCATCTGGTTCGTTGAGCATAACTTCTACCATCATCTCGGGTTTCCAGTTTACCTGGGGTTCAATAGTGTTTGTCATGTTCCACCAATGTCAAGTCTTTGTTTAATGTAATCGAGTTGTTCCTTCGACAAAATTCTCAAAGCTTGACTTGCTTTCTCATTACTATAACCATAGTATTGTTTTACAAGATCAAGATTATCAATTTTATCTTTTCGGAGCCAGGGAGAAAATCTCTTACGCTTCCTCAGAGTATTTATAAAGAACGCATATTGCATGTCTTTATCCAAATGAGAGTTTTTATTCATCTCATTTGCAAAAAGAACTCCATCAAGATGACCAGACAAACATTTATTTACAATAAATGGAGGGTACGAAGAGATGTTTTCAGACAAATCTTCTTTTGTAAAATTGATTGAATTTAACCAGTCCTTTAATTCCATAATCACTCTTCGCGAAAGTTGCAAAATTCATAATCATTTTTTCGGTAAACAGGCATCTGTTCACCACAATTTAAACTATCAATTACAATATCACCTGCAATACTAATTCTATATTCATCAGTTGTATAGTGAGGATAAACTACATGTTTTAAATCTCCTGGAAATAAAATTATAGTTCCCTCATCCTTTTTACCCAGTCTAAATGGTTGTTCTTGAAGTCTCCCAATAGAATCTATATAATTAATAGCAACATTACCTGCTTGTGGATACAATTCTACTGCATCTCCAGACTCCTCTTCTTCATGCTCGAATGGAATATTCATCCAGATAATGAATGTCCAAATAGATTGATGACTATGAAGTGGTTGATATTCCCCCTTACCAGAAATTCTACACCAAATTCGATTCATAATTGGGACTGGATGATGACTATTTCTGACAGTCATCGGGTATCCCCAAATATCTACATAATGCTTAATTGCTGGTGATAGTATTTCTGTTTGAAAAACTTTGCTACTATCATCAAGTGCCCACTCTTGATATGGAGTTCTTTCAATAACTTTATTATTATTATCAAACACCCATGCACCATTAGTAGTGGGTTTTTTAATGTAATTCCACAAAAGATTCATATGATCCTGGTTCAATTTCCATTTAAGGATTCCAGGATTTATATGTGGTGTTGCTTCATAATCATAATTCATAATTACTGCTTATAAAAATCAGGCACTTCATCAGCCCTCAAATTAGCACTAACGCCCGTAATTGTTGCACCAGGGTTTCTTGCAAGAGCAATCTCCCTAGCATCCTGGAAGTCGTGTGCCTGATACTCTTCCTTCCACAATTTCCCCGCTTTGTAAAGCGAAACTTCGATTTTCATAGTTCATTAAAAGCAATTCTTTACGTGTTTTTTGATCCGACATATAATCACCAACAGATCTCATAGTATATGTAAGATCAAACTCTGCTGCTCTCCACTTAGAATCAACAAAACGATTGGTCACAAGTTGATCAGAATTATAACTAATCATCATGTCTGTAGATGAACAGTTGCAATCTTCTGCAAATTTGTCATGATCAAATCCTTTATGCATTGATCCACTCTTTCCATATAAATTATCTTTAATATCATATGGAGGATCTAGATAAACAAATACATCAGATCTATCAGAAGATTCATCTAAAATCTTATCATAAGAATAATTAGTGATCGTCCAATTATGTATAAGTTGTTGATAACCACTCAATTTAAGAATACCCTTCATAGAGAAGTTACTATCCGACGCCTGTTTAGAAAACGAGGATGATTGAGTAAGTCCCGAGAATGAGCATTTATTGACTATATAAAAACTAATAGCAGTCCAGATAGGATCATCTAAGATACTACTATTATCAAGATAATCTTTAGAGGACAAAAACAATCCTTTTGCAGAAGATTGGTCGGGATATCTAGACTTCAGTTCCTGAAGTTTTTTTTCCATCTGATATCCATTTGATTGTACCTGCTGCCAGAATGTTGCCAGAGGGGGATGCAAATCATTCACCCAAACTTTCAGGTGTGGATATTTTTTAGTTACATGAATAGCAACACTTCCACCACCAATAAAAGGTTCATGATACTCCTTATAATCTCTAAGATCAGGGAAGTAAGGATCCATCTTCTTACATGCCCTAGACTTGCCTCCAGGATAGCGTAGAGGAGTCTTGTAACTCTTCATCAAAGAATCTCCTGCAGATTGTCGAGAATTTGTGCAGAGGTAATCTTCTTCTCTGAAGGTTTAATATCTTTAGCAAGCATAGTAAAGTCACCAGGAAGAAACTTGACTTTTGCACAAGGAGATTTGGGAGTAAAGTATGTTCTCTTACTTACAGTGTCCCAATCAACATAGGCAATCGACATACGCTCAGTATCTACCAAAAGCATATAATCGAAGGTTTTTTCTACTACTTTATTTTCGCTATGAAAGTTCTTCAAGATAATGCTTTTAGTTGATCCGTTTTTGTTGAACAAACGAAGAGAACCTTTCATCTCATAGTTGACGTTATCCTCAGAGGTAAAGTCAACACCATCTTTATAATCACCCACATACTGAAGTTGACCATCACTCCACTTGGCAAAGGACTTCTCCTGCAACCAAGTACGAATAGTTTTGAATGCGTTAGACTTCATCTGTTTGGTATTGGTAGCGTTCACGCAACCAAAGAACTCTTCAAGGTTGATGCGATCAATGTTAATCATAATAAAATAAAAGGCTCAGAGAGCAAGTTTTGTAGAAGGAGCAATGATCTTACTGAACATAGATTTATATTCAGTCAAGATCTGATCTTGTGGTTCCGAAACATACATGACAAATTTTTTGTCAATAGTAAGTTCCTTCACATCTTTACTAAGAAGAGGTGACCAAGGAGCAAATCCAATCTGCCCATTGCCTGCAGGAACCGCTACAATCGCATCAGTAAAGGTAACAGAATCATCAGTTTCATTGAGAAGATCACAAATAAGATCTTCACCAGAGGTAATGCGTACAAGTTTTACATTCATTGTTCAGTAATATCCATAAGAAAAGAAGTTAGACGTAAAGTCTCACCTGCCATTATACGATATCCAGACCCAACATACAACTGTCCTAGAAGTACAGAGACTGTAGCAATCCCCCAGAAGAAGTAATAGAATCTAGATTTTACTTGTGCTCTAAGTTTTTCTTTTTTAATCATTTGAATTCACACTCCACCATAATTTCAGTTAAACATGCAAGCATGTTTATTTCTTGGTCCACAACAAATGCAACCTGATACTGATACTTAGCCAAAATAAGCACAGCACTAGGAATGCTAGAAGGAACGAGGGATTCGTAACAAGCATCATAAATCCGACGCAAGAGTACGCTAGAATCATTGTCCAAATTATTGACGACCCATTTACGTACCTCAGGAAAGTTCTTATCCTTGAGTTTTTTAATAAGGTCATCAGTTTTAAGATTACTGAATGATGCAAGAATCGCAGAGTCGATCTTACCCCCCGCAGAATACCTTTGACATTCATTTAATACTCTTCTCCAATCAGGAAAGTGCTTATTGATTAATTCTACCAGGACCTTGTTATCATATTCAACACCTTCTGCATCCAAGATTTGTCTGAGACGGTTGAAGAACTTTGATGCCATCTCTGGTCTTTTTCCTGCAGGGATTCCAAACTCGACGACGGCACATCTAGAGTGGAGGGGTTCAATGATTTTGTTTTTGTAATTGCAGGTGAAGATGAATCTGCAGTTGCCACTAAACTCCTCAGTAAACGCCCGTAGGAGGAGTTGTACATCATGGGTTGTGTTATCTGCCTCATCAATGATGATGACTTTGTGTTTAGCAGTTGACGTAAGCGATACGGTCGAAGCGAAGTTTTTCGCATTGTTTCTGACAGTATCGAGGAATCGTCCTTCATCGGATCCGTTGATGACATAAACGTCTACACCTAATTCGTTACAGAGTGCTTTTGCAATAGTAGTTTTGCCACACCCAGCAGGTCCAGCAAGAAGAAGATTAGGAACTTCACCCTTTGCTAAGAATTCAATAAATGTCTTCTTAATATCGTTGGGGAGAATACAATCTTCTATGGTTTTGGGTCGATATTTTTCAACCCAAAGAAATTCATCACGCATGGTCATAATTTATAGTTTGTGTTGATTAAAATTCTTATTGGGGCATCTGTTGGACACATTCCTGTGTGAACATAATTGCCATTAAATATAATCAACCTGTTGGGTTTTGCTTCAATTCTCTGCTTCTCAGTTAGAACCATATCATCAGGAACTTCTCCAGTCAGAAGTTTTTGGTTATAGATGATTGTTGGTGCATTGCATTCGGACAGATGATAAATTGAAGTAAAATGCTTCCCATCATAATCAATGTGAGGGGCACAGGTTACTTGGTTGTCTCCTCTGTATGTGGTCATGTCCATTCTACAACGAAAAACTTGCTTAAAACAAAAAAGATCCTTAACTCTTTCATTCATGTATTTGACAATCTTTATAAAATGATAGTCCTCAATACCATAATAGTATTCGGGGTTTTGATCCTCTACGATAGTAGAAGAAAATCCATAAGATAGTCTAGGATCACCTCTTTCAATATCAAGAGAGATCGTTTCCCTAACACCCCAAACAGAAGAATCTTTAACACCTTGCTTTAAAAGATTATGGGACATGAGATCTAGAAAGTCATCAATGACTACTACATCTAATTTGTCAGTGACTTTTACGTTCATTAGATCTCTTCAGAAAGATGTGTTAAAAATAGAATGAGATGCAAAGTATAATTAGAACTAAATTTACATCTTGACAAAAGCAATAGCACCATTGCTTGCTCTATACTTAGATTCATGCTACCAATTTAGAAGAAGAAATACAGAGCAAGAATGCTAACATAAGAACTACATCCCAGGATTTAGTTCTTACAAAGTATGGCACTGATATTGCATCAGATACTAACATCATCATAGCACCTAGAGTTGCACTCACATGAAGAACAACGAAGTATGAGATGATAGCTAAGACACTGCCAATAATTCTGGCAGTGACATCTATTTTCATTAGAATGATGAATCGGGTTCTAGAGCGATGTAGTAAGTCAGATCACAATCATTATTGGTAAACTTTGAGAGAAGTTTACTTGAGATATCGACGTGATAAGAACCAGGAAGAATTTTAATATTCTCAACCTTAAAGTTAAAACAAAACTCAGATTCAGTTTCACCAACCATAACCTGAAAGTCATTTGAAGTATCGTTCTTTTTGTCATGAACGACAAGTTTTACAACTCCCGCTTTACCAACTACAGACAAATCAGGAAGTTGAAATGCAAGAACTGCTTTACGAACTTTATCGAGTTGCTCTGTAGAAATCTCAAATTCAACATCGACATTTGGAAGAGTTAGTTCTTTATCAGGAGGAGTAACAATAACGCTAGGTTCTGCAAAGAAATACTTAGATCTAGTTTTACCTTCTCTAATGACAACATGCCCCTCATTAGTAAAATCAAGTTCTGGTTTATTGTGCAAAAACAAACCACGAAGAAATTGATTCAAGTCATAAATTCCAAAGTCCTTAGGAAAGTCTTCTGGAATATCTGCTTCAGCAAGAATATTCTTCATTACTGAAATTGTACGTAGTTTGTTACCTTTCTTGAAAAGAATTGACTGATTAATGTCAGAGAAGTTTTTAAGCAGGCTAATAGTCTTTTCAGAAAGTTTCATAGGTTCCCTTAGTTTCATTGTGTAGTCCAGAGAAGTGATAAAGAAGAATGCAGTAGTGAATTGCTTTCAAAATATCACCTTTTGATTTGCCGTTCTTTTTACCAAAACGAGAAAGATACTTGATTGCATTAGAACGGCAAAATGGTTCAGCGTCACCAATTGCTTCAACAAGATCTAGAGTTTGTGTCTTAGATTCTTTAGAAACATAATGTGATCTATACGTTTCTGAGAGGTATTCACGAACCTGTTTCATAGTAAGATCTTCTTCATACTTCCAAAAACCATTGTTTGAAAGTTGATCAAGATTTAGATCAATTTTGTCTTCTGATTCCATAGTAAAGTCAAACGTAGTAGTGATTCCATCAGGATTACCAACAAATTCAATCCCATCTTCATGCCAAAACTCTTGACTTGGGTGATCTGTTGGATAAAAAACATCTTGATTCTGAGCGTAGGTTTTATAGTAAGAGGCACCAAGTGCTTCCATGTCACTATGTCCCCAGGGAGGCATATTATCATCAAAAGGATTTTTTCGATTAAGATCATTACGATCATACTCGTAATAATACTTGGAATGTTTTGCCATAGTAGTACTCATAATAAAAATGTGGGGAGGCATTATAATCCTCCCATATTATATCAGGATGCGAGACCTGAGTCAATTGAATCAGATTCGCTAGTTTCAGTGTATTCAAAATCAGCATCTACTTTATCATAGAGTTCTGTAAATGCTTGCTTAGTATCATCGTCAAAGCGATTTACACAAACCTCAATTGCTTTGCTTTTACTTTTAAAGATCATATATGCCTTGATGATATGAACAAGACGGCGAGTAGAGATAATCTCTTCAATACCACCATCATAAAAAGTCTTACGGATAATATCTGCCCAGTCAACAAGGTACTTACAGAATTCGCGATCTTCAATACCATGATCCAAACAAATTCCTTCCAAGATTTTTTGTTCAGTAGAAGGACTTGGATAAGATTGCTCAAAAGTTACTGGGAATCTTTCAAGGAATGCTTCATTGAGCACGTTAGTTCCAATAAATCGTCCGTCCTCGGATCCCTTACCTTTAGTGTTTGCGGTTGCGAGTACGTTGAAACCTTCTGAGGGAGCAACAAATTTACCAATCTTCTTAAGGAAAATTCCCTTTCCTTCGAGAATAGACTGAAGACAGAGAATTTTATTTGAGGCGAGATCGATTTCGTCAAGGAGCAAGATTGCTCCACGCTGGAGTGCTTCAATGACTGGGCCATTATGCCAGACGGTGTTGCCATCAACAAGACGGAAACCACCAATAAGATCGTCTTCATCTGTTTCAATTGTAATGTTTACTCTAATCAATTCTCGACCAAGTTGAGCACATGCTTGTTCAACCGAGAACGTTTTACCATTACCAGAAAGACCCGTGATAAACGTTGGATAAAATAAACGGGACTGAATAATTTTTTTAATATCACCAAAACTACCAAACTTGACGAAGGTATCATCTTTTTCTGGAATCAAATTAGTTTCTAGAGCAGGAAGTACAGAAGGAGCATTAAAGTTTTGTTCTAGTTTTTCTTGTACAGTCAAGTTCCACTTTCCGCGACTGGATTTGTAATCAGCAAGTTTATTCGTAACTGTTTGATAGTTCGCACCATTCATAGCACACCAGGCACGAATATCAGCAGCAGCAATAGACTCACCATACAACCCCTGAAGGGAAGTGCGAATAAATTCGGATGAGAGAGACATTTGATTTGTTTGAACTGAAGTTAGTATAGATGATATGTGGGGGATTTTGATCCCCCGATAGACAGTTTTTAAATTGTCATGCGACAAGAGAGATGAACTCATTAAGAACACGTTTGTTCATCTTTTTAGTTCTTAGACTTTTTACAAATGCAGACTTAATCTGTGTCTTTGTTGCATCCTCTTTGACATCAAAAATATTATCCTGAGAAAGAGAATTTGAAGACAATGCAAAGTAAGCATGATATCCAGAATTAGTAACTGTAAATGTTCGTTCCTTTTTCCAACTATCAAATAGTTTATCATGATCATCATTCCATCGACCAACATATCGAGCAATAAAGGCATGAGTATCACGACCTTCAAGCACTCTAATACCAATAAAGTTAGTATCAGTAAACTTTTCTTTAAGATGAGTTAAAAGAACATCAGTTACTTCATACCAATTACCACCTAGATTATATGTAGTACCAAGTTTACGATCGCGAAGGATGCAAGTAGGACCAACCTGACGAACACCAAGGTATGGATCACATTCCCAATGACGTTGAACTATTTTATGATACTTCAAAGGAGGTGCCTCCCCATCAGTAAGAATTACACATTGAACTTTTTCAACACCATTCTCCATTTTAAATTTAGGAAGAATTTCATGCAAGCAAATAAGAGTGTCATTCAAAGGTGTTCCTGACAAAGTTAGACCCATAGGAATTTCATAATAAGTATAATGCTGTCTACCAAATGCTTCAGAAATACGATAGATATTACGCATTTGTATATCAAGTTCAGATCCTTTAGTCTTACTCGAAAACATATTCAACAAAGAGAAGTGGTCATAAACCTGAACACAACCATCAACTTTTTTATATGCAGGACCAGGCATGATTGGTTTACGTTCACCATCAGCATCGTATTCATACTTTATTTTTGGATACTCATTAGTAAAAGCATAAACCTCAAATGGGATTTGAACTTTCTTACAAAACCATATCAAATTATAAAGTTGTTTAACAGTATCAGTAAGAACATCTGCCATAGAACCAGACCAATCAATGATGAATACTAGACCATGGTTCTTACCATCAGGGATAACCGATACTTTTTTAAATAAGTCTTCATGGTACTTATAAGTGTGCAACTTAGTACAATCAAGAACACCAGTACGAGATGTAGTCGAACGTGCATATGCACTAGCAGACTTCTTACACTCAAATTCTTTAACTAAGTAATTTACTTCCTTCTGTGCAGACTTTTTAAATTTAATATATCGAGAATCAACTTCATCAAATATATTTGTTGATGCATATCTCTCATTCTCCCAAGCAGCAGGAACATGTTGATATACCTCGGCATTATCAATAATAATATTATCTAAATTAACTCTAGGAACTTCAAGATACTGATTCTCTCCCTGATCACTACCAATGAGATCTTTGATGGCATCATCAAAAGACTTCATAGTCTCAACATCAATGGGTTGATCATCATCTCCACCAGTATCTACATCACTGGAAGGTCCAGGAAGACCATCAACTTTAGAATCGTCGGATTTTCCCCTGGATGAGGGATCGATCTGGGATTCTGATTCTCCCTCCTCACCACCTGATCCCTGTGACTGGGGGGAAGACCCACCATGATTAGGTTGTGATTGAACTTCTGAAGTGGATTCTTGTTGTTCATTTTTGCAGTAGTTATGAATTGCTTCTGATGCATCAAGAACTTCAGCAAAAGTCTCACAGTCACGAACCATGAGTAAAAGTTCTTCTTCCCTACATGTAAATGGAATATCTACATAATTTCCAATTTTACAATACAAATTAATTTTATCTGCTAGGTTAAATATTGACAGATCTTCACCATCAATACTAAAGAAGTCTTGATCTGCCAATTCCTCATAACCACGATAAAAGGTCTTAGAGAGACCACCATAACGACGCTTCATCATCTTTTCAATACGAGCATCTTCAACAACATTTACGATCTGAGGTGAGATCTTACGAGTCTTGATCCAATCTTCATCTGGAGTATATAGGGCATGACCAACTTCATGTCCAACCAACAGATCATATACAGTGTTAGACGCTTTGTTCCATTGAGGAAGTGTCAGCACACGAGTATGAACATTAAACTGAGCGGTATCAACAGACCTGTGCTCCACTACCAGGTCTTCGGTAGCAAGGAGTTTAGCAAGTTGTCCTTTGACTTCGTGGTTGATAGTCATCGGGATTCGTTTGAAGTACACACAGTATACAAAGAAGGGTTGCCCTTAGGACAACCCATATGACGCTTTTTGAACTGGCGCAATGCTTCGCGCCTTGCTCTCATTGCTTGAGGTTTAAGTTTTCGTTTTTGTTCTTTTTTTGAATGGTGTTGCCAATTAGGTGTTGTCATTGACAGTATCTAGGACATTGATAGTAGGACGCCACCCCGTACTACTTAGTAAACTAATGTCTGCAACATTATCTTGGCGTTCTCCAGGGGTCAGTTCTTTAACTGGCAAATGTCCCATGCCCATTTTTTTAGCAAGATCTTTTACATATACCGATTGTCCAGAACCAACAGAAACTGGTCCACAAATATTGGTAGGAGCAAGATAGAGAATAGCACGACAAACATCCGTTACATGTATCCAATCACGTTTATGATTAGTCACATAGGTTGCAGTCTTATCCTCAAGCATACGATACATCATATCTGAACGACTATCTGGACCATATACGGTAGTGAATCGCATTCCAACAGAGTTTGGTGGTGACATCTGCTCATTAATCCATTTAGTCATTGCATATGGATTTTCCCAATAATCTTCTTCAACTGCGCTAGAGGAAGCATAAAGAAGACGAGTATTTTTTTCCCCACACCAATCAAATAATTTTTTTGCATTTATTACATTGTTTTCGTAGAACTTTTTAGGGTTCTCCAAACTCTCTCTAATATTAGCAAATGCTGCAAGATGAACAACTAGATCGTAATCACCACCACTAAAATTTTCTACACCTTCAGGTCTATCAATACCACACACATTTGAACTTCCAAAGTTCTCTTGCAAATAAGAAAATACATTCTTACCAATAAAACCTTTGTGACCTGTAACCAAAATCTTCATACTGCTAACCTACTAAAACCCTTTACCTTTTCAAATTTTAGCACGTTCAAGAACTTATCACGCATTCCTTCCTTATGAGATATCACAAACACATTAGCATCCTTAATAACAAACCTAATAATTCTCATAAACTCATCAGTACCAAATCCATCCAAAGACGAATCAAATGTCTCATCAAATATAAGAAGATTGCAATTTAAAGAGTTTTTAATTTTAGCAACTTCTCTCCAAGTGAACAACAAAGAAAGATCAATACGCATTTTTTCACCTTCACTAAAAGATGCGTATGAAAAATCTTCTTGAATAGGAGATTCGATTACTTCATTAAACTCTTCATCCAAACGGAAGTTTATATAGAACTCCATCATCTGAAGATAACGATTTGCCTCTTGATTGATTAAAGGCAAATATTTTTTAATAACCTGCGTCTTAACACCGCCATCTTTAAGAAGATCAGAAATAAATCCACAGTTAATCAACTGACCTTTTTTACTATCGGATTCTATTACAGCAGTAGACAATTTATCCTGCAGTTCTGCTAATTTCTCATGTTCAGAATTTCTTTTTGCAAGTCTATCGGCAACAGTTTGAATTTCGTGTTCAAGATCTCGGACTTGTCGCTGATATCCAGAGATTTGAGTATTGATTTGAGAAATCTCATGTGTTAGTCGAGTAACCTCTTTAGAAACTGTGGAAAATTGACGCTCTCGCTCTTCCTCTTCTTTAATTGCATCTTCTAGTTGTATATAACCAGAACGCAACTCCTTTGCTTTATCTTGAGCGTCATTGATTCTATTTATTCTGAAGTTCTCTTCAATACTCTGATCACATGTAGGGCATACCGTATTCTCACTAAAAAACTTATGCTCATCAGTAATTGTGCTTACCTTCTGAGATATCTTACCCTTAAGATTTCCAAGTTTTCTTAATTTTGATGATGCTCCCGAAAATTTTTCCAAGTCTTTTTGTATATCAATCAATTGATTCTCATTATCAAGAGAATCTTTTAACAAAGAATCTTGTGTTTCAGTAAGAGATTTAATCTGATCTCTCTTACTGTTCATATCAGTATCAGCAAGTCTCTCAATCTCCTCAATAAAATCCCTTTGCATATGAACCTTATCCTCAAGTGATTCTTTCTTGAGTTCTAATGTCCTTACTTCATCCTTAATATCTTTAACTCTATTCCTAAGAACCTGATTCATAGACGAAAAGATTTTGATATCTAACAAATCTTCAATAACTTCTCTTCTAGATGCTGCAGGCAGTTGCATGAAGGGAACAAAATTACTACTACCGAGAATAACAATTTGAGTAAAAGATTTATAATTCATTTTAAGAACTACACTCTCAAACCAATTTTGCTGATCTTTAGAAGCAGCATCAGAATTTAAAACTTCACCATCCTTATAGATTTGAAAAATAGATGGTTTAATCCCTCGTACAACTTTCCACTCAACATTACCAATCTTAAATTCAATCTCAACTAAACAATCTTTCTCATTAACAGAGTTAATTAGTTGGGGTTTATTTACTCCTCTATAAGACTTACCAAATAAAGAGAATGTCAATGCATCAAGCATTGTACTCTTGCCAGCACCATTATTACCAACAATCAGAGTAGTATTAGCCGTCGTAAAATTTATTTCAGTAAAGTGATTTCCTGTACTTAAAAAGTTTTTATAGCGAAGTTTTTCAAATAGGATCATTGTGCTCAGGGGGAATTACGAGATCATTTTTTGTAATAATTGTATAATCATACTCATGCATTTCACATGTTTTTACAATTAACTGATTATCAACTTCAATCACATCTAGGTCTGGATATTTTTCCCTTTCTTCTAGCATCATAACAAAACGATCAGCATCATCTTCTTCTTCAAAAATATAAAGAATTTGATTACCATTTTTATCAGATACAGAATATGCACCGTCTTGTTCTTTTCCAGCTACAGTAAGGATAAACATACTAGACTATCTCACATGCTTCTTGATAAATTTCGTAAATTAAATTCTGTATTTCAGATTTATCTATCTCTTGATCAGAATCTTTAACATATCTGTTAAGAATAGATATTGTATCTTCAGACTCTGGATCATACTTATCAAGATCTACAACTTCACCAACATCCAATTCAATAATATTAAGTTCTGAGATGTCAGACTTAATCAATTTATCTACAAACTTCTCATATTTTTTAATATCCGTTTTTTTACGAACAATTAATTTAACAATTTTGTTACTAAATTTTGAGTAGTTAAATGTTTGATGTGGTGTATCTTCATAGTAAATGACATCATACATTGTGTATGGGTTATTTACTACCTCAAGTTCTTGAGTATCTGTATCGTAGATATGAAATCCCCTATCATCTCCCATATCATTAGAGTAAATCTCATATGGATTACCTAAGTAGAAGACTTGTCCATCGGACGATCTAGTGTGATAGTGACCCGAGAAGACTTGCTTGAAGTTCTTAAATAATTTGCCATCAAGACCCTGCGCCATGAGGTGTCCACGATGAGCTGGATATCCATTGAGTTCAAGGTGCCCCATCGCGTGTACGCCAGGGAAATCTTTAACAGATTGGAAAGTATTCTGAGAGTTCTCTTCATTGATCCAAGGTACAAATAATACAGGAAGATTACCCAACTTTACTTCAGTTGGTTCTGAATAAATTATAACATTTTGATACTCACGAAGCAACAAATCGACAGCATTCAAATCATTAGTGTTCTTATAGTATGCAGTATGATTACCGACAATAGTGTGAACCGTAACACCCATTTGAGCAAGACGATCGTAGTAGTTATTTTTTGCCCACGCCAAAGCAGAAAAATCAATACCCTTTCTACTATCAAAAGTATCACCCATATCCACAACAACTTTAATCCCCCTTTCTTCTAAGGTAGGAAAAAATACATCATTGTAAAATTTTAAAAAGAAGTCGTGGAATAATTTAGAGTTTTTACGGGCACCAAAATGTTGATCAGTAATTATTGCAACTTTCATCAATACCTAGATTTAGAATGAATACTATCTTTAATAGAATTATAGTCAGAATAGTTTGCACCGTCAATCAAGTTATCGTCAAAGAAAACTTCATCAAAACCAGTCTTCTCCAAGATTTTATTTTTAATCTCAAGTTGCTTCTTTTCCTTCTGAATACGACGTAGAAACGCGTAGTGAATAATTTGAGTAAAATAAGCAAACGGGTTTTGAGACTTCTTAGGGTCAAAGTTATGGATATATTGAACACAGTTTTCAATACCATCAGAAATCATATCATCTTTAAAGATGTAGTTTACAAAGTTTGGTTTAAAAGACAAGTGCGTTGCAATCTTTAAAAAACATTCTCCAAGATAATTTGTAATCTGAGGTTTTGGTTTATCTTTTATTGCGGCTAACTCTACATCTTCTCTATATTTGATCAGAGCAGCTAAAAACTCTTTATTATTGACATAATGAATAGATCTCTTTCTTTTAGTCATGGGTCCTAAGGGTGGCATAAGGTAATGATTTAATTATCTTAATAGTATAACACGACATTATCAATTTATAAAGCTTGACAAGAGTACTGGAATTCTGTACAATAACCTTTGTGGAGGTTCATCAGGGTAGCTTAGCTTTCTTTAAAGAGTCTCTCTAAGATTTCTTTGGTATCTTGTACGTTACCAATTCTACCCATGTGTCTATCAATCTTCTTTCTATATCCAGTAGGATCTTCAGAATCTGTGAAGTCTTTGGATTCTCTTAACCAAGATTGATACATCATAATCATTTCAATGTCTTTAGATTCGCTCATAGTGATAACATCATTCATATCTATAATGAACATATCATCACGGGTGGTCTTTAACCAAGGTTCTAATTTGTAACCAAGAGAACCTCTGGTCTTAATTTCAGAAAAAGTAATTGGATTGGATATTAATAAAAATGTTTTATCTTCTTCAGTGCAAGGTGATACTTTAGTGAATATCTCTTCACCTGTTTTTAATTTTATAGTTGCATAAAAATCTTCTTCTAACATGTTTTTTTAATTCTTTAAATTTACATTGATAATGTCATAGTTAAAATTCTCTTCGTTATAAATTTTAATTCTTTCTATAAAATGGTTTAAAGTATAGTTTCTTCTTTGTTTATGAGTGCAGTCATCAGAGATGTCATATAACATTGCTTTAGATTTATTTTTCCCCTTTCTTAAGACTCTGCCTATAGACTGCAAGTTCCTAATTCTCGATTTACTAGGGGAAGCAAATACAACATTGTGTAGGTTCCTAATATTTATTCCTGTAGAAAATACACCATAAGAAGCAACAATAATTGCATCTATCTCAGAATCAACAATGGAACGTACTTCTTCTCGTTCTTCAGTGTTTATTCCACCATGAACAAAAAATACTTTTCTACCTTCTTTTGCCGAATCTCTAATCAATTCAAACAAAGGTTTTCCATGAGTATCAACTCTTGAAAATAAAATTAAAGTATTTCCTTTAAGGTCTAAGGATAAATTTTTTATAAAGTTATTTCTTTGACTATGTGTTATGATATATTGAACTTCATCTTCATACGCAGCAAATACTTGAGGATTATGTTTTAAAACTAAACAAGTAATATCTAACTTTGATAAATGACCTTTCTCCATCAACTCTGCAGTTTTTACAATTTTGTACGATGGTCCAAACAAACCTTCCAATACCCACTTATGAGTTTGAGTTCCATCAAGAGTACCAGTAAATCCAAATCTATATTTTGCATGATGTAGTTTTGACATTATAGATATAAGAGATTTGCTTTTAAATTGATGTGCTTCATCGCCAATGACCACATCAAAATCTTCAAAGAAAGATCTATCTAACTTATATACTGATTGCCATGTAGTGATTACAACAGGAGCATCAGTAATTTTTTCCCTACCAGCGTAAATCTTGTGGCAGTATGACTCAGCATCCCAACCATAATCTTGGAAATCTTTATACATCTGCTCTACGAGAGATGTCGTTGGAACAATTAAGAGAATTTTTTGTTGTTTATCAGAGTAATACCGAACTACTGAATAAATCATCAATGATTTTCCTGAGGCAGTCGGTGATATCAATAATTTTCTATTATGTCTTAAAGCATCATATACACCCTCAATTTGATAATCTCTGGGACTAAAGGATGTAATTGAATTTATATAATCTTTTACACCAGCTTTTGATATACCCTCATTTACCTCAAAAGGCATACCATAGTATTTGTTATCTTTAAATGTATAACTATATCCATAAGATTCACAAAAAGATATAACTTTATCTAATAAACCAACATAAATTTGTTTGGATCTTAAATCAAATAAATGTATTTCTCCATTCCAATTTTTGCCTCTGTATTGAGGCATAAATTTTGCATTAGGAACTTCAAATGTAAAAGTATCTCTTAATTCATATTGAATATGTGGTTCACACTCAATTTTTAAAAATACTTCATTTGACTTTTGAATAACGACATCATACTGTTTATCCATATCCTGCCTGGAATTTTAAGAAGTCAATAGCATTCTTAATCTGATACGTTCTATTCTGTATCATTTTTAGAATACTTTCCAGATAGTTCAATATAGTCTCATAGTATTCGACTTTTAAACTTATCTGTGATAATTTATCGTCAGCGTCGAGATATTTTTGAAGAGTATCTTTATCTCTAATTTTTTTGGGAAATGGATTCTCTAGGTATACATCGGGATCCGCTTTACCTGAGAAGTATTCGTATCGTTCGTGTCTGACATTTTTGCGGGATTGCTCCGCTTTTTTCTTGAGAAGAACAACGGTATTGTACATCTCAAAGTATTTAGCGTGTAATGCTGGGACTTTAATTGACTCATCATGTAGGTTATCCATATCGATATGAGAATCTTTTACCCACATCTTCTGGATTTCTTCAAGATCAAATATCATAAAGGATCGCCTTTTGGTGATAGTATATTATAGATAGTATACTTGAAAGATACTTCCGCAGTAAAGTATTCGGTATCCTGCGAAGTGGCATCAAATTCTAAATCTGATAAATTATATGGGAACATATCCTGGAAGAGGACTTCAAACTGAACTCTTTGGTTACTATTAACGACTTGCAGTGTACCATCAGAATAAATGTTCATGGATTCGCTGTCATATCCAATAGTATTATTGCCATCAGATTGAAGATCAAAAATTTCTTTTTGGGATTCTGGGAATCCAAGACCTCTCATCCAGTTTTGAATTTGCATATAATTTTCTAGATTCTCATCCACCAAGAATCTTAAAGTAAAATCATTAAATGCAATTTTATCTCCAGGAATATCAATATTTTTTAAATAAGATGGTTGTTCAGTAACACCAAGATTCATTCCTGGGATATTTGCAGAATTTGCAAAGAATGAAACTTTTCTTGCTCTATTTAAAGTAAATCTAAATCCAATAGAAGATAAAAAATTTCTATTCTGAATTTGATTTGTATAAGCGTTTCCTATTCTGCTAAGTGCCATTTTTTTAAAGAACTCCTTCTAACTTTTTAATCAGATAATTACTGATCGCTTTATAATATGGTTTTTTAGGATGAAGGCTATATTCATTGACTACACCATTTTCTTGACAATAGATAAAATCGTCCATCGGCATTAATAATTTAGTTTTAGTTATTTTTTTATGTTCTCTTGCAATAACTGAAACTAATGATCTATTTCTAACATCGAGATCAAAAAAGTTTTTGGGGCGAATTCTGTAATCATATGATGATAATGTATCATACCAATAGTTTTTAATTCCCAAGAGTTGGAAGAATTGGTTCCAATGCATAATATTAGTTTCAAGTTCATGCAATCTTGCAGTTTCATTATATGAATATTTTTTAATTGCATACGCAAAAATATCTTGTTCATTTCCAAATCTGATCAAATCCTCCTCAACATTATTAAGAAGTACTTTTGCATAATGTTGTTCTGCATTTAACCAAACATCATACCTATTTAATGATGTAGTTCCCCAAAGAACAATTACTTGTTGATTACTCTGAACTATTTTTTGAAATGTTTTAGATAAAAAAAATCTTTTTGCTAATCTAAATTGTCTATCATTACCACTACCATACTCTGCCAAATTAGTATGAGTAAATCCAAAATGATCTACTAGATTTTTTCTCCAACCGTTCTTGTAACAAATCTCTGGATCATGTTGTATTGATTCGTATTTTTCTGCAGTCATGCCTTCAGTATATCCAGAACCTTCTCCAAAGGCCCAACTACACCCTAAGGTAATTATATGAGGTTTCATAGTATATAATTAGTTATCTATATTTAGACAAAAAAAGAGACCCTTGCGGGTCTCTCGAACAGATTGTGAATCCGATGGATCACATAAGGTTCTTGATTTGAACTCTTCTGTAGTAACGGTTCTGGTTGACCTTGAGGCGTCCCAGTCCTTGCTCGGTTCCTTCTGCGAAGGGGTTTGCAACAAGACCATAACGGGTCTTGAATCCGATTTTGGGTTGGAAGGTATTCTCGCCAACTGCACGAACCATCTGAAGAGGTACGTATGGGCAGTAGAAGAGACCTGCGTCATAAGGTGAGCTACCCTTGTAACCAACAACGTAGTACTGCTGAGCAGCAACGTTAGCGGCATAAGGATCGATGTAGACTCTATACTTACCAAGCAGAACACCAGCGAAGGTGTTACCAGTGTCATCAACGTTAAGATTAGCGTTGAGTGCTGGGGTGTAGTCAAGTACGCCAGCCATAGACAATGCCGAAGCAACGTCAGCGGAGCACATAACTACGTTGCCCTTTCCTCTACGAGTTCTTTGTGCGATTGCGTTAGCATCGCGCTCGATTTGGAAGAGAAGACCTTTGAACTTCTCAACAGACCAACGTCCGTTAGAGTCGATATCGAGGTCAAATACACCAGCGGTAGCAGTGTTAGCAGCAGCGCCTTGCTCAGCAACCTTATAGATGGTTCTGATGACTTCGCGGTTGATCTCAGCAAGAATCTCTGTGGAGAGAATGTTTGCGAGTTCCGCTTCAGCGTTCAGACCATGGATTGCCTTAAGGTCTTGTGCAAGCTCAAGGCTGTATTCTGCCTTCAGTGCTCTTGACT